CAACGGGGTTGCGTGGTACTAGATACTTCTACGCGCGGCCGTGTGACGAGCCTGCGAAGGGTTGGTGTGTTGCGGAAGTAGAGTTTTCGCTAAATGGATGCAAGTGGCGTAGTACGCTATACGAGCCTGCTTTGTCAAAGATCGTTCCGCGTATTGGCAGGAAGCCTGGCCAACGAATTGCACACATTCGCATGGATAAGCAGCAAGCTAAGCGCGAAGCCAATTTGTGGAATAGATGTTGTCAGTATCGCGGGTGTTGCACAGTAGTTAGCAAAGAAGCACACGCTCTTGGGATTAGTTACTGTGTAAAGCATAGTCCTTGGGTGGGTGCAAAATGCTAACAGATGAAGAACTAGATACAGTTTGTGACGTTATTACAGAGCACGAATCGCTGATTCCGTGGATGTATTGCGACGATCGCGGCTTTGTCACTGTTGGCGTTGGCGACAAAGTAAGCGTACACGCTGCGCTTACAATGCCATTTGTGCATATAGCAGATGGCAAGCACGCAACAGCAGACGAAATTGAGCGTGCGTTCTACCGTGTGCAAGCTTTCTTTCATGACGGCTTGACTGCATCCGCCTATATTGCTTGCAGTGATCTGCGCTTGCCTGTTGACTTCTGCAGGCGGCGCTTATCGTTGCGTGTGCAAGAGGAGTTTGTTCCAGGCGTTGTGAAGCATTGTCCACAGTTTGCTAGCTTTCCGCTAGCGGCGAAGCTTGTGCTTGTGGATATCTGCTATAACGTTGGCGTTGTTGGCTTTGCAGCATTCGACTTGCTGATCTTCAGTTGCAACGCGCGCCAATTCTTGGTGGCTGCAAAAGAAGGTCACACAAAGAAGAAAGGCGAAGATCCGAAGGACGTTACAACGTGGGGCAGGCGCAACACTTGGCGATATAAAACAATGTTGCAGGCTGCGGCTGATTATGCGTGGGCAGGGAGTGCGCAGTCATGATTACTTGGTTGCGCGAGCTTTGGGCAAAGCATGTCATACGTGATGTCACAGCTACTGAAGACGCATGTGAATCGTGCCGAGTAATCAACTGTAATTGCACTAAGCTGAAGACTTGCGAGCAATTGCAACAACTACGTGAACGGAAGCAAGTGGAGTCGAGCAGATGCTAGCCAGTATTCGCTTAGTCTTGCACGCTGTGCGCGACGCTGTTGAAGGCGTGCAAGTCGATTGGCTAGAATTGGCGTATTCGTTTCTGATCGTTGTTGTTGCTTTGCTTGTGTTGGTTGCTCTACTGCGTAGGATCTGCTAGTGCAACAACAGCTTGTCGCATGGGTTCCGCTTGGTACTACTGCTGTTCAGAACAAGGACGGCACTTGGCGGCTAGAGATCAAGCGCACAACAGGTCAGTTGCTGGCCATACAGTGCCAGTGCAATGACATCTTTTTCCACGGTGCACGCGGGCGCGGATCAACTGAAGCGCAGTTGATTGCGTTTCGACGTTACGTTGGTGTTGGCTATGGCTCACACTGGCGCGGCGTTGTGTTTGATCGTGAATACAAAAACCTTGACGATCTGATCTCTAAGTCACAGCGGCTGTTTTACGGGCGTGGTGACGGCGCAGAGTTTCTTGCTAGCCGCAGTGACTACAAATGGCGTTGGCCTACAGGCGAGGAGTTGTTGATACGCCAGATCAAGCGCGAAGCTGACTATTGGCTGTATCACGGGCAAGAATTTCCGTTCCAAGGTTGGAATGAGCTTCCAAAGTATCCTACGCCGACGCTTTACGATGCAATGGGATCGTGTTTGCGTAGCGGCTTCACGTCTTCAGAGCACTTCACACGCACAGGTGTGATGCTTCCGCCAATTCCATTGCGTCGCTTTTCAACAGGCAATCCGTACGGGCCTGGCCACACATGGGTTAAGTCGCGCTTCATTGACGTTGCGCCGCCTGGCAAGATTGTCAGCACAACAACGCTAGTGTTTAATCCCCGTACGCAGCAGCGCGAGCCAGTCACTACAACGCAGGTTGCGATCTTCGGTAGCTGGCGAGAGAATGAACATCTAGATGCACAGTATATTGCCGGCTTAGAGCGCATGACTGACAAGGATAAGCAAGCGGCATGGCGTGACGGCAATTGGAACATACTCGCAGGTGGTTCATACGCTGTGGGCGACTTGTGGCGTGCAAGCGTGCATGTGGTGCCGCGCTTCCGTGTGCCTGCAGGTTGCCACGTTTATCGTGCGCTTGATTGGGGCAGCACGAAACCTTTCAGTGTTGGTTGGTGGGTTAAGACTACTGGCGAAGATATTGCGATGCTTGACGGCTCTGTGTGGTGCCCGCCTGCTAATAGTCTTGTGCGTGTTGCTGAGTGGTATGGTAGCGAAACACTCGGCACTGACATTGGCTTGCGTCTATCTGCAAAGCAGGTTGCTCGCGGCATAGTTGAGCGTGAACGTGAGCTATTAGCTAACGGCTGGATTAGTGAGCCTGTGTGGGCAGGCCCGGCTGACAACTCGATTCACACTGTGGATAACATAGGCAACGATTCAATTGCTAAGCAAATGGAAGCCGAAGGCGTTACTTGGACACGATCTAACAAGTCGCCAGGCTCGCGCAAGCTAGGCTTAGAATTGATTCGCACGCGGTTACAGAATGCGATCGACAATGAAGGGCCTGGCTTGTTCTACACAGACAATTGCAGAGCTGCAATCGCGCTGAATCCTACACTGCCGCGTGATGAAGAGAAAACAGACGAAGTAGATACTGAGTGCGAAGATCACTTGCATGATGAGGAAAGATACATAGTTCTTGACAGTGGCGCTCTACTGTCGGAAAAGCTGGACATTACATTTGCGAGGTAGACCAATGGCACAGGCACAAGCGACACAGGTTGACGTTTCTTACATGCGTGACGACGTTAGAGCCAAGCTTGACGATTGGCAGACGATCCGTGACTGCATTGCTGGGCAACGCGCGGTCAAGGATGCGGGCGCTAAGTATCTGCCTGTTCCGAATCCTGACGATACAAGCACTGACAATCAGGTGCGCTATGCTCAGTATCTGAAGCGCGCTGTATTCTACAACGTCACACGGCGTACGCACGCAGGCTTGACGGCACTTGCCTTCGTTGACGATCCTACGATCGTTATGCCGGACATTCTTAGCAAGACTATGCTTGCTGACGTTGACGGCGGAGGCATTAGTCTTTTGCAACAGATGCAAAGCACGTTGGGCAAAGTGGCTTCGCTAGGGCGTTGCGGTTTGTTGGTTGACTATCCTGCTGTTGATACGCCGATCAGTCGTGCTGTATTGCAAGCTGGGCTTGGCTTGCGTCCCATCATTCGCACGTATGAGCCAGAAGACATTATCAACTGGCGTGTTGTGCGTATTGGCGCACGCTCTGTGCCGTGCCTGATTGTGCTTGCTGAAACGTACGAAGTGATCGGCTCTGACGGTTTTAGCCAAACAACTGAAAAGCAATGGCGTATGTTGCAATTGCTTCGTGGTGAAAATCAGCAATTGCAGTATGTGGCGACTATCTATCGCGACAGTGACAAAGGTCGCGTGCCTGTCGAAACGCACATTGTGCGCGACGCTAGCGGCGCGCCTATGCAACAGATTCCTTTTGTCGCTGTTGGTTCGCGCAACAACGATCTAGCTATTGACGATGCACCAATGCTTGACTTGGCGGATCTGAATATTGCGCACTATCGCAATAGCGCTGACTATGAAGAGGCGTCCTTCATGTGTGGCCAGCCGACGCCAGTCATCACAGGGATGACAAAGGATTGGTGGGAGGGCATTCTAGAAAAAAAGGTGCGGCTTGGCTCGCGTTCTGCTGTGCCGTTGCCTGCAAATTCGGAGTTGAAGCTTGTGCAAGCTGCGCCAAACGGAATGCCGAAGGAAGCAATGGACGCCAAGGAAAGGCAGATGGTCGCACTTGGCGCACGCCTGATACAACAGCACGATGTGCAACGCACAGCCACTGAAGCACGTATCGAAACAGCAAGCGAAATGTCGATACTCAGCACATGCGCTAGCAATACAGCGGCAGGCTATGTGCAAGCGCTTGGCTGGGCAGGGCAGTTTGTGCCAGGTGCTAGCGGTGAAACAACAATAGACATTCACGCAAACGCAGAGTTAGAGCGACTAGCACCTGAAGATCGCGCAGCACTTGTTGCTGACTTGCAAGCAGGTGTGCTGTCGTGGGTCGAAGTGCGCGCGAAGTATCGGCGTGACGGATCGGCTACACTAGACGACGCGACAGCTGCACAAGAAATTGCAGCACGCAAAGCTTCACAACCAACGCCTGCAGTGCAGGCCCCACCACAACAGCAGTAGCAGAAAGGTAGCAGTGCTCCGATGATCAAAACAATGATTGAGAAACTAGAAGACGTGGCCGAAGGCTTGCGCGGCGAATACAAGCAAGGCGCAGACGGTAAGTTTTACGCTGAGCTTGACAAGCTGCCTGACAATCACCCTGTGTTGCTTGGCTTGCGTACAGCAAAGCAGCACGAAGTTGACGAACATGCGGCAACAAAGACGAAGCTAGTCG